TATAAACCTTCTAATCATTCGGTTTAATGCATTGTCAAATGTTACATCTACATTTCCTAATGTAACATCATAACCAGCATCTACTAATAACTTAATGTTTTTTTCTATAGTTTCAAGTCTACCACCAGTTTGTGGGAGTACAATATTATCACCATTTCTTACAGCTGTTATTAAAATTGCATCATTAATAATTGAACTTTCACTATGAACAGCGTTAGCACCAATACCACCCTGGTATTCTGGTAGTATTTTTTTTGCTTCATCACTATCAGCAATAAGAGCTTTCATTTTTCTAGCTATAGGATTAGCAACAGAACTTTTACCAGACGCTGGTTGTCCTACTAATATTACTGCTTTTCTTTCTCTGGCAACTGGATTAGCTGGAGGATCTATTTTATCAGATGTCCAGGCAAATTTTTGTAAATGGTCATATAAACCATCTAAACCTTGTAAATAACCTTTGACTGTTTTTTTATTACCATTTTCATCTGTGATAATGAATGAACGATTTTCTATATATTCTTCAGTTAGTTCTGCTAAATTTTTTTTACCAGGAGAAATTGTTTCTGGTATATCGTACATTTGATTAACAGCTTTTTTAACGGCTGGGTGTGTTTCGATTTGTTCAACAGTAAAATCACCAGCGTTCATTTTACTTTCCAGATCTAATCGTGCATTTAGATCTTCCTGGAAAGCCTCTCGTGGTGGGTCTATATCATTTATTAAGCTATCTGCTTGTCGTTGGGCGTCAACTCCTCCTGGTTCATCAATCCCTGGGACCTCTTCATTCTCGCTTGGGTTCCTTTGCGTTTTATTTTGGTAATGGCTTCCAGCATTAAGTTCTTCGACAAGTGAAAGTTCACCTCGGTCATTTGCTCTTCTGACAAACTGGAGAAAATCTGCTGTAGCGTTTTTCGTGTTTCCTTCTTGCCTGGCTCTTTTTGCTGCCTGGTTGAGTTGTTCTGAAAGTTCGCCTTTTCTGTTTGCGAGTTTTTCAAGGAATTGCGTTGCTTTTTGGTCATTGTCTACTCTCTGTTCGTTTGCCTTTTTAGCTAAAACATTACCCTCTTCTGATATACTATCTGCATTTTTAATCAAGTTTTGAAAAGATTTAGCATCTTGTTTTAATTCTTTTACAGTTTGGTCCAGGACCTTTGCTCTTTCCAGGTAATAACTTTCAGCAATAACTTCTTCACCAAATAAACTTGTTTGTTTTACCTGGTCTGTTGGTAAATTTTTAACCTGGTTAATAATTGAAATAGCTTGAGCTATATTAGATGGCTGTGTTTTAGATAAAACATTTATTGCAGCTATCTGTAATTCTGGGTTATCTGGTATCAGCTCACCAACTTTTGCACCAAAGTTTGTTGGAATAACTTTATTTACAACCATTAAAAAATTATCATCTGATAAGTTTACCAGGTTACTTGCTGTTCTAACTAATGAAGAGTTAGGAGGTAATTCACCAGCTTGAGAAGGATCACTTCTTAAAACTTTTGCTGCATCAATAGCTGAGCCAGATCCCTGGGCAATGTTCTTTAGAGCTGCCATAACTCTAGCCATATCTATGGTAACACCATCTGTTTCTTTTAAAACGTATGCTTTTAATCTAACGTCCTGGGAAGGATCACTATTTTTAATTCTTTTTGCTAATCCAAATCTTTGGTGTCCATCTGCTACAAATTGTTTACCATCTGCTGCTTCATAAATAGTTATGAGATCTGCTTTCATTGGATCCCATCTGGTTACACCTTGTAATGTTGGCAATACTCCAAATTCATCACCACCTTCTTTATATTGAAATGACCTGGCATCAACAGCTACTTTGTCAAAATCAACATCAATAATCTCTGCATATTTTGGATCATTGTCATAAACTGTTTTTGCCTGGTTAATTTCACTAACTGGCTGCTCTGGAATGTTAGGCATTTCATTTGCATTAATTGCCCTCTCAGCTTCATCTAATCTAAAGTTATGCTCTTCAACATTATCAATGGGTATAGTTTCAGTAGTTTCTATATCATCTGCAACTTCATTTATTGCCTGGTTGCTTTGTTCGAGTTCATCACCTTCTCTTAAAAAAAAATCAATATCTTTTTCTTTTAATCCAAGCTCTTGTGCTTTAAATTTTAGATCTTCTTTACTTTTTGCAGCAGCTTTTTTTAGTTGTTCAGTATTTTTTGCAGCTGCATCAGTAAATACATTTATGCCTTTTCGTACTAAATTTGCTGGTACTTTTAATCCTTTTACAGTTCCAGCTATTGCATAAGGAGTAGCAAAACCAAACAATCCACCAGCTGCTATCCTGGTATAGTAATCTCCCCAGGACATTTCCAGACCCAGCTCTTCATACCATTCTGCTACAGCTGGTTGTAAGATAGCTTCAGATCCAGCTCCTATGACAGCTTCAGTTAAAGCTATTTTAAATAATCCAGCGTTTAAACCACCACCAAACATCATGGACCCAACAACAACAGGCTCATTAATTACACCACCAGCTTGACCAGCAAACCTGGCTATTGCCTTTGTGGGTCCTGGTGATCTTTGAGCTAACTCATCAAAGTCTGTTCTTTTCTTAGTTGCATATTCTCTTCCTTGTTCCAGGATTTTTTCAAGTGTTAATCCCTGGAACTCTGGGTATAAGTCTGAATTATCATTAATGTGCTTTAAATATTTTGAAGCCGTTTGAACATAAGCAGAATTACCATTGCGTAATCTTTCATCTAAATCATTTAAAACGCCTATGCGTAATTGTGTAGCTGGATTTTGTACTCCACTTATACCAAATAATTTTTCAATATTAGAATGAAATTTATTACTTTTCTGCATTTTGAGATCTGGTTCTCTTTCACGCATTAAGTCTATTATTGGATCCCAAATTTCTTCTAAGACAGTAGCTGGTGACCAGGTAGTTTCATTGGTCGTAAACATACCAAAACCAGCTTTAAAGTTCTCAGCAAAAGTTCCTTCAGCCTGGTTTGTAAAATTAGTAGCATAAGGCTGGACAGAATTTTTAGCTGTCGGTGTATTATCGTTAAAAAGAAAACTCATTGTTGAAAGTCTATTAAGTCAGATATTAATACTTGAACGATATTGTTATCATCATCTGTAGCTACTGTGTTTTGATGATTTAAAGATTTTTGAAACTGATAAAGACCATTTCCAACAGCAACAACTTTGTAAGGACTTGAATGACCAAACATTATTTGAAAAGATCCTTTAACTTCTTGAAACATTCCAGGATTTAAATTAAATCCTCTGGACCTTAAATATTCTTGAGATATTGAATTAAGTGCTGTTTCGACTTGATCGCCAGTAAACCCTGGAGGAACTAATGTTTGTTCCCCTCTAACTTCTTGAATACCACCAGTACCATTAGCCAGGTCACCACCAAAAGCCATTTGAATAGCATCAGCATAAATGCCATCATCAAAAAAATCTAAGCCTTTCCTGGTTGATATTGCTAAATAAATATTATCAGCAATACTTCTACCACTTGCTAAGTCACCAGCCATGGACATATTAGCACCCAAAGCAGACCCAACCTTTTCAGTAAAAATAACATTTGCACTAGTAGATGTAAAATCAATAGGTTTTATACCATCTCTTTTTAGGTCCATACCATCTAAAGCTAAATTGACAGCTGTGTCTGCTCCCAGGTTTATTAGACCACCAATATGAGCAAACTCTTGACCATCTTTTGACAGCTCTCCAAGAACATCTGGAGCATCTTCACCAAATCCACCTACCAACAAATTTAAAAGATCTAATCTAGTTTTCTTGTTTTTGCCATTATACAAGGCATCTAACAGTTCTATCTTTTCACCTGGCTTTAAAAATGAAACTTGATTTAATTGATAGTGAGCTGCAACTTGTGCTGCTTGTTGCTTTCTTATTGCAAAAGATTGAATGGATCCTTGAATATCACCTGGATCAAAAAATAACTGTTGAATAGGTTGGTCAAGAACTCCAACTGTATCTGCCCAGGTCAATGGATCATTTTTCAAACCAGTTCGTACACTATTTAAAAGTGTCTTGCTGCTTTTAACTAAACGCTTTTCAAACTCTGTATTAACACCAGGACCACCAAAATTAGTTGTAGTTAAATCTCCGTCTGGGTTTTCTTGTGTATCTGTTACACCTCCAGCAAAACTTGAAACGGCAGCTTCAAGTTGAGAAACTGGCATTGATCTCATGTTGCCAAGTATATTATTAAGATCTTTTGCTTGACCAAGTTTTAATAAAAAGTTTTGCCCATAGTCCCCTAAGTTAGCAGCTCTTTCTTCCAGGTTAGTAAATTGTTCATCACTAATAGATCCACCACCTTCTATAAGAGAATAGAAACTTGTTAATTCTTTATCTAAAGCTGATTGTGACGATTTTGTATTACTCTCTAATTTTTCAATGCTGCTTGTAAGACTACCTAAAATTGATAAGTAATTTCCAGCATCTTCTCTTTTAAGGTCATCATTTTCACCATGCTTTATTAGCATTTCATTTAAGCCTTGAAGATCGTTATTATTTCTCATTTCAAGAATTTTAATTTTTTCTTGATCTAAATAATCTCCAGCTCCTTCTTTGCCTAATAATTTAATCTTTGCATTTAAAACATTCATTACAGCTGCTATTTGACCATCTTTTAAAAACTCAACGCCTGTATCTATCGCTTTTACTTTGTCTAAAATAGCTGCAAGTTTTACTTCGTCATCACCAGCGTTTGCAACTTCAAGCTGCAATTTTCCCAGGTTAGCAACCATGTCTTTATTCTTTTGAAGTTCTGCTTGGTTTTCTAAAAATCGGATCCTGGATTGCAAAGTTAATCTTGCTTGTGTGTAGTCACCAGTATTAAGTAATAAATTTTCTGGTGTTGTATCACCCATCTCTGCAAACTTTGCTTTCAGCTGATCTGGGGACATTGTTTCTATACCAGCTAATAATTCAGCTACTTCTTTTTTAGATGTGATGTTTTGAAGTGTGTTAGCTTTACTTATATTTGAATCAATGATGCCAGTAAGTTTCCTGGTCAACTCGTCAACTGTTGACGGCATGAGGTCTTTAGGAGGATTGTTTTTAAAATTAGCAACAAATGCTTTTTTTGTATCTATAGTAGGACTATCATTAAAAAGTTTTATTGTTCTTTGCTTTGTTATTGTTTTCTTGACAGTTTCACTTCTATTAAAAGCATCACCAGGATCCATCAAGGACCCAGACATTTGATCGTATAATCCTATAACGCCATTTGTATCATTACCAAACAGCTCATCTAAAGCTGAAACCTTTTCAGCATTGTTTCCATATACAGCATCATCTATTAATCTTTTTTCATTAACAATCTTTTCACCAAAGTCTTTTTTAATTTCTTTAGTTCTGACCTGGTTATTAATATTGATATTATAATTAGTTAATAAACTCTTACCTTTGCTTTCAAAAACACTTTTAATATTTTTACTTGTGATTGTTCCAGATTGATTTGCTAATAAATCAGCAGTTAATTCATCAAACTTTGGGCGAATCATTCCTGGATCTGTTTCTTTATTAGCTTCAATAGATGCTTCATTTAATCCTACAGCAAAACCATTTACAGCTTCAGTTAGTTGTCTATCATCTCTAATTTTTAATTCTTTTTTATAAAAGTCGCTGGATATATTAAAAGCAGTATTTGCAAAATCTGCCATTGCGTTTTGTGGTGACGCCAGGATATTAGGATTTGCTTTTGCTTGTAATGGAGAAGTGTTTGATTCACTTGTCCTTTGGCTTTGAACTTGAAAAGTTGGAACTTTCATTATTAACCCATTGTGTACATTGATGACGCACCAGACATAAGCGTTTTACCAGCTCCAATAATGGCTGATTTCTGTGCTGCTTGTCCGTACATTCGATTTAAATTAGCTGATAGCCTATCATTAACAGCACTCTCTTCTATCTGCTGTTCACCTACTGAAGCATTGTATTGTCTTATTGCTATCTCTTCATCTGCATTTTGTGCGTTCTCCAGGGCAACTAGTAATGGCGTTCCTCCAGTAGCTACAAAACCATTCTTTCTAAATGCCTGGCTTGTTGCATCATTTAATCGTCTAAAATCTTTTTGAAATTTTTGTATTTGTAAATCAGCATTTCTTTTAAATACTTCTGCTTGAATATCTTTAGCCTGGGCATTTCGTTCATCTATTTGAGCATTATAATCATAGGCAGATTTTTGTTGTTTTCCAGCTGAAATTTGAGCTGCTGCTGAAACAGCTGTTGAAGCAGCCATAGCAGCCATTAATAGTTTATCTATTGCCATCTATTCACCTATAATAAGAGCGTATCTTATGTAGTCCCAGCCTTCTGGTCCGTACTTACGCATTAAACCTTCGTTCTCAAAACCCAACAGCTCCACAAACTTTTGTGAAATTGTCCACTCATTGTGAACTACGCATTGTATTCTTTGATACTTTTTCGTTTTAATAATAACTTTAAATCGCCTGGCAAGTATCCTGGTTAAAGCAATCCCTCTTTCATTAAGAACATTGGATCCAACTAACCATGCTTCACCAACACCTTTCCAAACATCAAAGATACCAGCTGAACAAACAATTCTACCTTCTTCATCAATCGCTGTGAACGCTTGACCTGGAACATTTAACTTTGAAGCAAACGCTAAATACTCCTCTTTACCAGGAGGAGAGCCTACATTCATACCAGAATAAAAAATCTCAGACGCATGAGCTTCTCTATAATTTACAATCCTAATCAAGTTATTGATCGAAAGTTTGCAGCCTTGGAAAAATAGCCAGGATAGTTAATGGCATTGCATCATTNTGAATAACCACAACAAACCCATCACTNTCATANCCACCTCTAAACTCTACTTCCTTATCTCCAGTAAATAAATCTAATGCCTGGTCCATTTCATCTGCACTTGAACGAAAAGGTATAAGATCAATAAGTGCTTCAGTAGATCCTACCTTTGCACCAATAGTTCTGAACAATCTAAGAGTTATATCATGTATTCTTTTAATTTTTCCCTGGCTAGTTCCTTCTTGTCCACCAACATCTAAACGCATTGTCTGTAATGTTGAAGAATAACCTAATCCTACATAAGCACTTGTCGTTGCTCTATCTAAAGCAATAGCAGCACTCGACACAGTTTTAGCTGGGTGAGTTGCACCATTCGCAACTATTGTAACTGATTGTCCTTCTAAATGAGATAACCCAGATAAAGAAGAAGTGGAACTTCCACTATAAGATAAACCACTATCAACAAAATAAGCATCAAGGACATTATCTCCAAAATTAAAAAAGTTTAAATATTCAATATATCTTTTAGTTGCTCCATTGATTGTTCTTTGAACAACCAGGTAAACACTATCTTCATCTATAGCTCCTGGTATTGTTGCAACGCTTTCAACAAATCCATAAGCATAACTAGTGCCACTTACTGTAGATGCACCACCTATTAAATGTTCATGCCAGGCAACAACTTGTTCTTCTCTGCGATAAGTCATGCCGACAAGTTTGCCATTGTTTAAAACACACCAGACAATATTATCTGGCTCTTGCATATAACTTATTTCTTTTATGCCACTAGCTGTAATATGCTCTGCTAATAATGTAAGATCTGGTGCTAAATAACTATCTGAGTTGTAATCATAAACCAGCTCTCTTAATTTACGCCTGGCTCTTTGAACAAACAATGTAACATTACCAACACTTACTGGTTGAACATCTGCACTACCATAACTTGCCTGGCGTTTTATTTGGGCATTAGTTGGTGTTAATGGCTCAGAACTTCCAGACGCTGTAACAGCAAATTCACCACCACTAGTTCCCACAATGAGAGATCTACCAGAACTTAAATAACGAATGACGTTTACCTGGTTAGATCCGATTGTATAAGTTAATGCATCATCATTATCTGTACCAGCTGTAAAGTTTTCAAAGTCACCACCTACTGAAAAAAATATAGTTTGTGGTTGTGTAGATGTATTTGCAAATACCAGGCGTTGTTCAAAAAAAGCTGTAGCAGCTGGAAAGCCAGTTGTTGTAGAAAATGCTCCTAATGAAAAATTATTATCAGCTATTAAAGCTCCATTAATTGTTACACTTTGACCAGCTGATTCAGCAACAAAATCAACAGAAGGTGAAAACAATATTGTATCAGCTGTTACCTGGACAATAAGTACAGAAGAAGATTTATTATTACCTCCATTACTCGCACCACTTACTGTAACTTTTGTATTCGCTTTAAAACCTTGGGCAACAAAATCAGCAGCACTATCTGTAATTCTATCATTATGTTCTAATCCAGTTGAACTAGGATCACCTTCATGGAAAGCAATAGTAGTTGCTGTATAAGATGGTGCTAACTCAGCTACACCATCTTCATTATCTTGAACAGTTACTGTGACAGAAGTTGCACTTGAATATGCAGTAATCTTTGCATAACCATCATGTAATTTAACCAGGCGTCCTACATCTGTTGCTGCAAACGTACTGGCACTTGCAGTAATTGTAACGCTACTACCAGTTCTAGCATTAGCTGTTAAAGTTGTCGTTGTCGTGTTTGCATCTTGCATAGGACCACGAGTAAAATCTACTTCACTTATTGACCAGGCTGTATGACTTGTCCTGGTAATCTTTCTAGGTGAATGATTAGGGTGAACAATATACATAACATCAGCTGATTGTGTAAATTTTAACTGAGATAATTCTGTATGCAAATAAGGTGTCGTTACTTCAACAGCACTTCCACTACTAACAATTTGACCACCATCTTTGTAAACTCTAAAATACTGGTCACCAAATTCCAGGATATATGCCTGGGTAACATTAAATTCAAAAGGTATTAATCGGCAACCATGAGCAGAGTTTTTAACTTCTGCAATATGAATTGTTCCAGGACGTCTACTGGCTCCACCATGAGGGTGAATAATAAAGTTCTGTAATTTCTTACAGCCATTAAAATATTTAGATAGATCTGTCCTTCCATCTAACCTGGGCGAAAGCTCTCCTCCAGTAAAATTCGATAATGCAGCTGACGCCTTTGCCATTTTTTATAACCTTGCAGCTGTGAATATGTCTGATTGCAAACCACCTGGTTCTGTCACAGAAGATATTGCTCCAGGTGTTCCTTCTGTTGCATCTACAAATCGAGCTTCTTTTAATTTGCCTTGATGGATTGTAAACATTTGAGCAGCCAAAGATGAACTACCAATTAATGGATAAGCTATATCAGCTGCTAGTGATGCAGATATTGTTTCAATTAAAAGAGTATCATAGTTATTAGGGTCTGTATCTCTGCCAATATAGATAACATTGAGAGTGCTTTCATCTGTAGCAATCTTTCTTCCTTCAACTCTATACACCAGGTCTAAACTGGAGAGCTGCAATATCCTTAAACAAAAAGGATCATTGGGTAAAGTAAAGTAATTTGTAAAACCAAAAGCTGGACCAGTACTGTCTGGTGCTAGTGTCACTCTGTTAACTAAACAATTCCAGGGGTGAGATCTAAATGTAGCGTCACGAATAAAATCATACCTTTGGTTACATACTCTAGCAGCCTTACTATCTTCTGTAAGAGCTGTAATGGTAGATGCACCAAGCATATTCAATGCACTATTACAAATATCAACTACACTAGCCATTTATTTATCTCCGATTTTTGGTGGGGTCCTGGTTAAAATTATAAATATCCTACTAGATGTAATAGTAACCTTAATAATCAGACCAAATTTTTGGACCTCTCTATTTTTGGGACCCCATAAAAGTAAAGGGAGCAGCTATGCACTAACTGCTCCCCAGGGTTATTAGTCTACGACATACATCAACATAACATTGATCGTGCCAGTACCAGCTGCACCACCCATAGTAGCAGTAACAGTAACGCCATCTTCATTGGCGTCAAGTACACTACCATGACCAAGGGCTATTGTTGCAGCAATCTCAACCTTTTGAGCTGAAGTTGAAGCAGCAGCAGCCTTATATGCATCAGCATCAGCACTAACAGCTGTTCCAGCTGCATTAGTATGAGCAGCATAACCAACCGATAATGTTGTAGATGATGCTAAAGCATCATGTGACAATGCACCATTTACAATTCGTGCCTTGTTAGGCAAACGAAACATATTGATAACATCACCACTTGCTAAAGATGAAGCCTCGTAAGTAGCAAATGCAATTCGCACTCTACCACCTAGATTGGAAGTCGTAGTAAACTCACTCGGATTATCCTGGGTGAGATCAGTCATTACGTCTGAAAAAACTGTAGCCATAATTTTACCTCCTTACGCTGATTCATCACATACGATTGAAACGACCTTGGCTTCCTCCATACGAGTAGCACCAAAAGTTGCACAATAGTACACTTGGGTTGAATAGGATTTGTCGGAACGCTCATCAATTTTAGCCATGACATCTTTTCCNACAGCCAATTTAAGACCATNTTCTGCCCAGGCAAAACAAGTCCGATTGTTACCAGACTTAGCCAAACGATTAGACAATACAAATTTAAATCCCAAAAACGTATCCACGCTTCCCTGGGAAAGAGCTTTGACTGTATTGAAATCGCTCGATGTGACTTGCGTTGTACCTAACAATGCAGAGACCTGAGCTGGAGAAACAGCGATATATCTAGTTATATCTGGGTCTACATCAGCAGCATCCAATATTTCTTTTGCAGAAATAAGTTTTGCGATTGTTAAATCAGCTGATCCATGAGCAATCACATTACCAGATGGCAATGCAGTAGACGTTGCACCAGCTTTACCAGTTAAAGATGAACCAGTCGCAGCTGAAATGATCTTATCGTCCATTGCTTTACCCATAGCATTAGCAGCAGTTTTTGCATAAACGCTTGTTGGATCTGCTAATAATTTTACTTTATCAGCATCATCAATGAGATCAGCCCATTCAAACGTAGACATGGTAACCATTCGTCTCGAGTGGGGGGTTTCAACTAATGGCGTATCGCCATGGCGTGAAGTTCTTTCGACAGCAGCCACAGAACCAATCTGGTCAAAAAATGCTTTTTCACCAGTTACACTTTCCTCATCAACAGTTCCTCTTAATCTTGAACCTTTCTGTGTGGATAGTAGTGTAATATTGGAGCTGAACTGCTGCACAAAAGCAGTAGTTATTTGAGAACTCATAAGTTCTTCTCCTTTATATTAAATTAAAATTGAGATCGCTACCCAAGTATTTGGACGAAAGGTTTTGCATTTAGCGTTTGCAAACGTAAGGACCGAATGGCTACCCTTATTCCCTGGTTTCCCAGGTAACTTTATTCATCACCAAAGAGTTGTTCATTTACCCTGGTGACTTCACTTACATACCAGTTATGTTCTGGGTGTTTGTTATCCCAGTACGGACTATCTGGTGCTTGTAGTTGAGAAACTTTACCTTCAAGCTCGTGCCTGGACGCAGCTCCACTTGTTTTAACTCCTTCAAGCGTATCTTCTCCCATCTTCTCTTTCATAAAAACGCCCATATTAGCTGCCATTTTTATAAAGTCTGGGTGATTACCCAGGAGAGATCCATCTGCAAGTTTTACATCAAAGATATTTTCATCACCTTCTGTAAACTGAGCTGATACTGCTTTAGCCAGGTTAACTCTATCTTCAAAAGCTGGACCATAATATTGTTTTAATTCATTAGTCCTTTGTTCAAGTTGAGCTTGTTCAGATGCTGTTGTTTGAGTTGAACTATCAACCAGGACATTATTATACCAATCGAGTAAAGATTGAGCTTGTTTCGTACTTAAACCAGCTGCATGGGCAGTATTTGTAAATCCTCCCATCAATGCTGCATCAAGCTCTTGTCCTTCTGGAAGATTGTTTGACAGCTCATATTTATCAGCAGCTTCTGGTCTACCTAATTTAGAATAGATTTCTCCCCATTGCTCTGGTGTTGATGACTTCCCAGGTAATGCAATCTTATCTGCACCTATCATAGATTGAGCATTTACATAACTCTTTGCTAGTGATGGTAAGTCCTGGATAGTTTCTAATGATTTATGTCCCCTAATTTCTTCTGGAATTGACGCCTTCCAATCCACAGATGCTTGTCCTTCAGCTGCTTGAGCTGCTGGAGCTTCTGCTAATTCTTCACTCATTGTTTATAATCTCCTTCTCTTCTGTAATTGATCTTAAAATAAATAGCATGACGCTACGTTGACCTTCTAAAAATGCCATCTCCAGGGCATCATTAGAAAATGTTGTTTGATCTACATGAAATCTTTTCTGCAAATCGTNCATAACTTTTGTNCCNTCATCTGTTGCAAACAGAACCTGGTAACTTTTTTTTAAATCTTTATCCATTAAGTAAGAGCTTTAAGAATTGGTGCTGCGTTACCAGCTGCTTCAGCTGCTTGTAGTGCATCTTGTTTCTCTTGTTCAACAGCCTGGGCAGCTTGTCTTTGCTGTCTGACCCCTCTAACCTCTTCATCACCTCTTATAGCTGTTGCTGGGACTCCTAGAGTCTTTATGATATGCTTAGACATTCCATCAACATCTATGTAATCCATGATAGATGGATCTACCTGGGCAAGTGGAGCCATAATTTCTAATAATTGTAGAGCTGATTGAACATCACCTTGACGTTGAGCTTTAGCTAGTGGGGACACATAATCAATTTCTATATCTGTTCCTTGCAAGATCTCTGGTGCATTTGGAAAAGCATTGGTTCTCGAAAGAATATTGTAAGTTCTTTCGATTAATGGTTGTAGCAGTTCTGCTTGTTGACGTCCCATCACAGGACCAAGCAGTTTCATCTTTTCCTCATTTCTCTGAATTACCTCTGTTGCTGTCATATTTGGTGACGCACCAAGGATTAATTGGTCTACATAAAAAGCCTGGCGTATCATTTCACGCCTTTGCTGTTCCATCTGCATACCTAGTGGATTACCAGTATTCACATTGAGTGGCTCTATTGTGTCCCTGGTCCCAGATCTTTTAAAATTTAATCCACCTGGAACAGTTCTAATTGGCAGCATAAAACCATCATCTGGAACTATAAGAGGAGGATCTACAAGTTTCTGAGCATAGCGTATAGATACTTCGCTCATTTTGTTCAACATTTTCACATCACTGAGAGCTGTCATAGCTGGAGATCTTCCGTAACCTATTTCAAAAGAACTCTTTAAATACCTGGGACAGCAATAAGGCAATTCATCAAAACCACCTTCTGACAATGTTATTTTTTCTTCATGGTCCACATAGATAGATGCAAAAGGCTTATTGTTATTTGTAACCTTTGTTATATCTCTTTCGCCATTAGGAAACACAGCATGAAGAAGAGAAGTTGTATCGTATGGTTTTTCTTTTATCTCTGTTAATCTTTTTGTAGATAAAACGTCTTTACCAAATCTTTGCAGTACAGCACGATTAGGCATTTTAAATTTTCTATAAACTGTATCAACTCTGCCCTTCTCATCTTCTGATAAGTAACATTCTGATATATGCCTGGTTGAAAACTGTAATTGATACTTAGGATCGCTGTCAATAAACATCACAGCTGTACCAAAAGTAATTAAATCATGGTAAAGCTCATGCACTTGTTCATGGAAGTTTGACCTGGAGAAAGCAAGATACATAACATCTTCTACAGATTGCAGCCATTCTTTTGCTTCATCATTCCCATCAAGCTCTGCATTACGAAAGCGTAAAGAAAACCAGGCTGTACTGGAATTGGTCAGCATACTGTGCAAACTTGCTGATAATAATTCAGCTGCATGAAGAGCTGTACCATCAAAAATAAGTTCGGTTCTTTTATCGCCACCAGATCTTGCTTTAGTAATATCTGCTTTCCTGGGGATGATATAGTCACCAACCTCTTGCCAGTGACTTTCCCAGTTAGATCTTTGAGCTGCTAAACTATCGAACTGTCTAACAATTTGTTCTGCATTTTTATCTGACATCTAGGATCCTAGTAAAGTTTTTCTTTGAACTGGTGCTGCACCAAGAACACCAGCTGAACTTGTCATAACTGTTTTAGTCTTGGTCCTTCTTTTCTTTTTATACTGACCAGTACCTACAGTACCAGGATCACCTTGCCTTACTGGATCTTTAGGCGTTATTGGCTCTGGCTCTGGTTCTGGAGCTGCTGGTTCTGGAACTGGTGCTGGTTCTGGAACTGGCGTAGGCGTAGGTGTAGGCGTAGGAGTAGGTGTTGGCTCTGGCGTAGGTGTTACTTCTTCCTCTTCTGGTGGTGCTGGTGGTGTTGCACCAGTAGCTGCACCAGTAACCTTTT